CCACGCGCTCACCGAACAGCCGGTGAATCAGCGGGTCGAGGTCGTCAGCCCGCAAGTCCAGTCGGCCAAGGCTCGTCTCTATCTGCACGTCCACCCGTCCGTGTCCGGCCATCACCTCGCAAGCCACACGGGGGTTCGCCTTCGTTAGCCCTCCGGCACGTTCATACACTAAATCAACGACCGCTCCCGCCAGTCGGTCGGCCATCTTATCGGGATGGCCTGGGTTCACTTTTTCAAACATTGTCTTACTTGTTTATTTTGGATAACCATTGTTTATAAATCTGATATGCTATTTGTGCCGTCATAACTGGTGGCACACTCATTCCGCAGAGCCAACCGATGTCCTTGTATGGCGATTGGTAGTCTTGTGGGAATGTGGAAACGTTGCGTATCTCCGTTTCGTTGATGCGTATTGGTTCTTCAAAGTGATAGAACTGCCGATTTTCTGCGCTGGTAGATGGTAGGGTAGGACATACCTTGTTACCATAGAGCCAAATGGAGTTGAAGCACGACTGCTTACCAACGAGGCGCAGGTTAGTATCGCCCATGTCGCTGTCACCATACTTGCGAGCGTTGAACAACTTGGTTTCACGTTCTCCGAGTGTGGGGTGTTCGCCTTCTTTGTCTTTGCACTCGCCAAATGGTATCGGCTGCTCGTTGAAGTTCAACACGAGCTTTGGCAGATGGTACTCCTTTTTGTGACCGATGAAGAAAACACGCTCACGGGCTTGTGGTACTCCCATTGTGGCAGCGTTCAGGCAGAAGACTTGCACATCGTAGCCGTTTTCAGTCATGTACTCCACGATGCGCCGTGAGTAACTTTTTGCGTTGCCCTTGATGATGCCGCTGACGTTCTCCAAAAGGAATGTCTTTGGCTTCAGTTTCAGGATGGTGTCGCAGTAGATGAAAACGAGGTCGTCGAGAGTTTGGAGTTTCTGACCTTCTGCAAAGTGCTTCTCCTTGCCCCATGCTTTTTCACGACTGCCAGCCGTAGAGAATGTGCTGCATGGTGGTGAGCCATCGAGCAAGTCGAGAGTGTAGAGTTCTGGCGGTAGGTCTTCGCGCTTGTTGAAGTCGCGGATGTCCTCGTTGTAGAGCAGTTCGGGATGGTGGTTGAGTTTGTAGGTTTCTGCCACCTTTGGGTCAAGTTCCACGCCTCCGAGGTGATGGAATCCTGCTAACTTGTAGCCCATAGATGAGCCACCGCCACAGATGAATGTGCCAAAGACTGTTGAGTTGTGCGCCTCTATCCCTTTGGCTGGATAGCCGTCTGCGATGTTCCATCGAAACGGAAAGCGGTGCGGGTCGTATTTAGGCATAATATCCGAGTATTTCGAGTAGTGCTTCTTGAAGGTCAGGATTGACGACTTTCAGTTTGTCGATGACTGCCTCATATTGCAAGCTGGTGAGTTTGACAACGAGTGTCTGATTGGTGTCGAATGTGCCAACGTCAATCTCACCTTTGCTGATGGCGGTCGGTGCATTGTTCTCAAAGTTCACACCCCATTGTGAAGGGTCGATGTCGAATTGCAAAGCTGCTTCTTCTAAGTTCTGCTCGTCCCATGCGAGGTTGACTTGTGCCGTGCGGTTGTCAGCGAGTGCCATCTCTCTGCCTTCCTTGCTGTTGATGTCAAGGTCGGTTCGTTTGACTGCTATCAGTTCCGTGCCATCGGTTTCGATGACTTTCACTTTCAGTCCGAGAGAGCCTGCGGCTGCTGCGGTCTTGTTACCTGCGATGATGTTATTGTCCTTATCAATCAGGATTGAGCGACCTGCTTTCAGTCGTTCAATGGATTTGCGGACAAGTGTTTCACCTTCGTATGTGCCTTTGTTGAAGTTCTTGCTGTCTTGCTTGAGGTCTTCGATGTTTATTGTGTCACTCATTGATGTTCAGTATTTGAAGTAGTGAATGTGTGAAGTCGTCGCCATACTTTCGCAAAGCCGAAAGCACAAAAGAGTATTGTTCGGGAGTGAACACAAGTTTCAGTTCCTTCACGTCCTTTGCCTCAGTCGTAGGTTGTTCGTCAGGGTCGGCAATGTCAGGCAGAGCCATGTCCCATTCGTTCATGTCGATGTCGAAGTCTTTGGCTGCGTTTGCCAGTTCCATCTCATCCCATTCGAGATTGACTTGGTTTGTGGCATTATCAGCCAAAGCCATCTTGCGGCCTTTCTCGCTATCGAGGTCAACATCGGTACGTTTAACTGCCACAAGTTCATCGCCTGTGGTTTCGATGATACGCACTTTCTTGATGCCTGCCTTGATAGCGGCTAACTGCGTTTTGTTACCAGCAATGATGTTGCCGTGCTTGTCAATAAGGATTGAACGACCTGCGCCCAATTCCTTCAAACTACGATCCATCAACTCGGCACCAGCCTCGGTGCCCTTGTTGAAGTTGTGGTCGTCCTGAATGAGGTCGTCGATGTCAACCACCTCGGTGTGGATCTGTTTCTCCTGTTCCATACGTTACTTTTTCTTCATTATTTTTGCCCTCATCTGAAGGTTCTGAATGTAGGCAGCCGCCTTTACGTCGCCCTTCATCGCCTGATTCAGGATGTTCGTTGCGATGGCCTCCTGCTTGGTCATTACCGACCCATCCTCTTTGGTTGCCACCGTCCCGTCCTTCAGCTTGACGGGCGTTTCCAGTTGTGACAGAAGGTACTCTTCCATCGTCATTTGTTCTTTTTCTTTTGCCATATTCGTGAAATTCGTTCAATTCGTGTTCAAAAAGAAAACGAGAGGCACCCTTTCGGATGTCTCTCGATGTCGATTGCGATGTCTGCCGATTACGGCTCCAGCCCGCCTTCTTTGCCATAATTATATTTTTGCTTGTTCGTAGAATTGCCTCATGCCATCGTCTTTTTCGATTTCGTTTTTCTTTGGGCTTTCCTTCATGCGTTCAGGGTTGGCCTTGTTGGTCAGTCCAAGGTGTTCGCGTTGCATACCGATTGAGCGTTGCAACTCCTTCAGGTGCACATACAGCGGGTTGCTCTCCTTATATGGTACCATGTTCTTGTCACGCTTTTCAATAAGTCGCCCAGTGTCGCGTATGTCCTGCTCCATGCCGTCGCGGTCAACCATCATTTTTGCCGTTTCTGTAATGAGCAATTCTTTCCAAGGCTTCACCTCTCCTTCGCGGTCCTCTAAATTCTTACGGAGTATGTCTTCGTAGTATATGTATTCATGTAAGGCCATAAGCAGTTCCCATGCCCACACAGCACCTTTGAAGAATTGCGTGTCTGGCTTGGTGGGTGCTTTCTTTTTCAACATAGCCTTTGCCGCTTCGCGTGCTTGCTTTTCAAAGTCTTCTTGTTTCATACGCTAATCTCCAAAATCAATAGTCGGATAGATGCGACTCAAATAGAGGTCGCGGCTGTCACGGTAGAATTGTTTATTCACACAAATGATGCGGTTTGGGTTGCTCGCCCATCGCTCCCAGTGTTCATCGCACGGACGCTTCAACGGATGCTTCGGGTCGTTTGACAGACTCTCCCGCTTGAACGTCTTATCTTCAGTCATCGCCTTTGGCACACCGATGCACAAGTGTGTTTTCTTTGAATACTTCGGGGCTGGGTAGCCCTTCGGTATCAGTCCAAGCAGTTTGCAATCGCGGCAGCAGTCCGGCTTCGTTTCCGGCAGTGGTATCTTCTGTACGTTACTCATACGCTTGTCGTTGAAAAATAAAAATTCATCTTCGTGGGAAAATCGGTTTTGCGTGACATTTCATAATGTCCGTTCGATGTGTTCCCCAATTAGTTTGTATTATGTATCCTTTTACCCTAACATTTTAGAAGATAAAAATATCTATGTATGAAAGGGCAAGTAGATTTGGGAATTTTCGAAGCCCCCGAACTAAAACGATGCCGCCGGGGTTTCGGGGTCGGGATGCTGACTGTCGCCGTCGCTCGACGCGAATCGTTGCATCATTCGATCCTTCCATCGTTCATGTCGCTCAGTTTGTCGTTGCTGGACGGCTTGCTTTGTGTGCGAGCCTTCCTCCTTGTGGATGCGTGCATGGCATTCATCGCAAAGGCTGAGCAGCCCATCCATCCCGCAGAACGCAAGCCTTCGCATCTCGTCCATCGAGGTTGCCGTTTCGATTGGTACGATGTGATGCACGCAGTGAGCACTTCGCACGATGCCTTGCTTCTCGCATTCCTGGCAAAGTGGATTGGCTCGCAGCTTCTGGATGCGAAGCTCCTGCCATTGCTTCGAGTTGTAGATGATGGCTTTGTCCTTCGCTTGCTTCGCGTTCTTACATCGCCAAGGTAGTCGCTTAGTCATCGGATGTCTTCCAGATTGTTGACACACCAAAGTATTTGATGCTGTCAGGGTTCTTCACTTCCCAACCTTGTTCGTCTGCCAATGATACAAGCGCAACCTTCACGATGTCGCTTGGCTTCTTGCACTTCACACGGAAGTGATGAAGGACTCGATGCACATCGTCGCGTGCCATGAAGAACATCTGCTCTTGCATCCGCTTGCGCTCTCGGTATAACGCACCCTCTGCTGCCATCTCCTCTGGCCACATATCTGGCCAAGTCTTCAACATACACGACACATATCCGTAGTGTTGGTTGTCCTCGTAGTTCTTGCAAAAGGTTGGCTTAACGTAGTAACTCATTATTGGAATCCTGTGTGTAGTTCGACTTGCGGTATCACTTTGCGCTGCTCAGACGGTGGAGTTGGAGTCCAGGGATCTGGGCAGTCGAGTTTGTAGATTGTAGTACCTATTCCCGTTACCTTCTTGTGTGCCTCGCCACGATGGACAAGGCTCAGCAGAGCCAACTCTTGAAGGTACATTCGTTTTGCGTCTGTCATATTGTATTATATTAGTTCGTCTTTGAATAGTGTGTCGTCGGTTGCCTCGTGTGTTCGCTTTGGCGGTGTGTCGTGGAAGTGTTGACCGAAGTCGCCACGTCCGGCATCCTCGAAGTCCTCCAGCAGTTCGCGCTTCTTTTCCTCGTCTTCCAGCTCTGCCACCACTTCAGTCAGCAGTTCCAGTATGCTCGCACACTCGCGGCACACGGCAATGAAGCGGAGCCGTTTGTAGAGTTGAGGGAATGTCAGACACATAAACCTTTCGAGTATCTGCTGAATGTTGAAGTTCTGCGTCCATTGTCCGAAGAATGGTTTCTCGACGTGCATCACTCGCACGCCTTTCTTACCGCCTTCGTCTGTTAGGTAGTAGGTCGCCTCGCTCACTTCTGGCTTTACGTTTGGGTCGCCAAGGTTGAAGTTCTTTTCCCAACCTATGGCGTGCTCGAAGATTGACATCACCTTCTCGCTTTCTGGCGTGAGGTTGTGGCGGTCATCCATATATCGCACAAAGCTGTCGCACACGTTCTGAAGCATTTGGTAGATTGTGATGCCTCGCTTCTTCAGTATGCGCATCAGCCGTCCGTAGCACCACAGGCTAATTTTACCGGCAACGCTTACATATTTTCCTTCATCATCTTGTTTCATTTCTCGCTCAAGTGTTTATTATTCGTAGTATCACATCGCCGCAGTCGGCTTTCGGACCGTCGGCTTCTATCCAGCATCCTTTCACAAGCTGGGTGTTTATGTTCATGTTGATATAGTCAAGTTCCTGAGCCTTCTCGCTCCATCGCTCAATGCCGTCACGATCTGGCCACAAGACTATCGGTCTGCCTGTCGCCATGAGTGGTGCGAGCCGTTCGACGGTCAGGTTTTGCATTCCAGCGCACGCCATCCATATTCCTGCCGCATTGTTACCGTAAGCAGCAGCCATGATGATTGCCGTCTTTTCGCTTTCAACGATATTGATTGGCGCGTTCGGCCATTTGTTCAAGAGGTGCTGACCGAACAGGCAATAACTTGCTCGCTCTTTGTTCTCGTCGAACGGGTTCTTGTTGGCTCGCTTCATAATGGCGTGGAGCCATGTCTGCGTGTACCTTCTGTATTTGTCCCTGTGTCCGTCGCTTAGATATTCCATCAGGTGAGCATTATGCAAGACGTTGTTCTCGTCCAGCTGCCACCATATTGTGTATTCGTGGTGCTGACCGAAGTAGTCGTAGTATTGGTGTCCGACATGATAGTCCTGAAGTGCCTCCTCAAGCCGAGCACGTTGGCATCCATCCCATTTCTGCTCACGAAGCCAGCTCACGAGGTTGTCGTGTGCAAGGTATTTGTAGTAGCCGATGTATTCAACAGGCCATGTTCGCTTTGGCAAGTCATTAGGGTTGACAAACATCTCGCGCGGCTTGGCAGGCTTTATGTTCTTGAATTTTTCCTTGTCGTAGTCCTCATCTATGTAGATGCCGTATTTCGTGGCAAGGTATCGCAGTGCGTCAGGATAGGATAGTTTCTCGTAGTCCATCAGGAACTTGATGCTGTCACCGCCAGCATTGCAGCTGAAGCACTTATAGACGTTGCCGCGTGGATATACTGAGAAGCTGCCCAGATTGTGGTCGTCGTGGAAAGGGCAAAGGCAAGTGTACCTGGCACCGATGCGCTTCAACGTAATGAAGTCGCTCATGACCTCGACGATGTTCGCCGCGTCCTTAATTTTCTGCTCGGTTAGTTTGTCTATCATGTCGTAAGTTGTTTTCATGCCGCAACGCGGCATATCTGTATGCTTTTTAATTTTTCAATGATGTTCGCGTGCGCGAGACACTGCGAAACGCTGTAACCAGCCCTCTCTGCCCGCGCCCATATCAGCGCAGGGCAGTGGGCTTGTTGCGGCGTGTAGAAGTTGCGCTTTGGGCAAGTTACCTCCAATATACCCTTATAAGGGGTATATTGGGCAAGTTGGGCAAGTTACTCAAAATCGAGCTCTGTTTGCTCATCTGTTGGAGGCTCAAATGGTAGTTCTTCAACTGGAGGGAATATGAGCGGGTTCAAGATGAACTTCGGATGTGTTTGCCCCTTCACCATCGTGTCTTGTGGTTGAATAACAACGTAGCGACTATTGAGTGCCACCTTCATGTTGTCATTCAGGGCAGGATTGTTCTTCACACCGCCTCGGTTCTTGAAGATGCTCTTTATTTGTTCCTTCGTGGCTGGCCATTGTATGTCGTCGCGTCCTTCGCTGAGCCATTGCTTTATGTTGTCTGGCTCGTCGTTCTGCGATGGTGCGCTGTTCAGTTGCTCTGGAACACCCCAACCAGTTATTGGCAACACTCTAAACTTCCAATCCGGCACGTCCCTTCCGCGAGCTTTGAGTTGCTTCACTGTGAATGTTGCCAAGCCTGTTGTCTCGTTCTTCTCTTTGCTCGTCCTGAAGATGTCGGTAACCTTTCTTTCGAGCATCGAACCAAGGTGCCCGACCAACTTGTCGGCTCCTGGATTTTGATGCACGAGGCACCACAGGCTTATGCCGTAGTGAGTGGCAGCTTGCATACACTTGTAGATGATTTCCTGACACTCTGTGTTGTTGTTGAAGTCGTTCACAACGTCGAGCAATCCGTCAATGAAGCAAACCGTAGGCTTGTATTCGTAGATTGCTTTCAAGGTCATTCTCCAGCGCATCACGGCACTGCTGACTTTCTTTTCGTCGCTCACAACCTCTCGAAGCATCAGCACAATAAAATCGTCATAATTGCGCTCTATTGGTCGCCCGCACATTGTCAGCACGCGGTTCTTCATTGCAATGGTGTTTGCCTCCTCCATCTCGGTATCAATGTAGAGCACTCGCGGCTCTGGTATTTCTTCCTCGAGTTCGTACTTCAGATTGCCGAACTCGCCGCAAAGTATTGCCGAAATGAATTGCGCCAGCGTCATCGTCTTTCCGTTGCCCGCCTGACCTGTCACAGCGTGAATGCCGCCCAGCGGAGCAAAGCCGATGCCGTTCCACGAGAGCGTGAATTTCGGTGCGCTGTATTGCTTGCTGAAGTCAAGCCGATATGTTGTCACGTCAACACCGAACCAGTTGTCCGCCGCAAGGAACGTTGGCACCTGCTCGCCCTGGTCAATTTGTGGTACTTTGTTCTCGTTCATGGTTCATAATTCCTTATATTAAATTTTTTGTAGCCGCGGCAGGATTCGAACCTGCGTACCTGAGTGTCATTTCTGCACCAAGCGATTTTACCATTTGCTTCTACGCGGCTTCCATTTTTACGCGCCCCGATTGCTCCGAGCACGTTATACTATTACACACCAGCCCTTCACGCAGTCTCATGGTTTCCCAACTATGCGCTACTTTCTGGTGTCATGCTTTCTTGTTCAGTAAGTCAAAGAGCTTTGCAATAGCAGTGAGCAGCAGAGTCACCCAGTCTCTATTCATTAACGTTCGCCATTTCTGGCAGGGCTTTACGACATGCTATTTAGTCGTGGAAGGTGCGGGAGTCGAACCCGCCTTATTTTGCAAAGTACACACGATTATTATTTTTGCCTTTCCGCTCGGCCAACCTTCCGTTTTGCTCCCGCATTGCGGGAGCTTGCAAACACATAATGTGGATAAATTCGGGAAGCAACTGCCACCGCTGTGGCGTGCCTTTTCTTGTCCCGTTTATTGTTCGTTCTTGGGTGGTTCTGGATCGCAGCCACGGATGCTCCAGGCAGCAATATCGTTGAACCACTTGCCGTTGTATTCTCTTGCGTCGATGCCAAATCGTACGCATACATTCTTGCCGATGAGTGAATCCCATTCCTTGTACCTACCCATCTCACCGTCTGCAATCTCGAACACCATCTTCCTCGGCCACGTTGCCACCTCTTCAACAAGGTATTGCCTACGCTCCCATTTCCCGTTTGCGGTTTCACCACTCCTGGTGGCTACACACCCTTTCAATGTTCCTATAAATTCCATTTATCTTTATTTATTGGTTTTGATTTCTTTTGTCAGCTCTTTCAGTTGTTGGTATGCAAGCCAGCCGCACGCAATGGCTCCGAACTTCGAGCATACAAACACACCGAACCACTTCAACATGCTGCCGTCTTCGTTTGGTTCAGCCATCAAAAGCACAAGTGCAACAATGCTACAAACAATAATCACCGCCAGTCTTGCCCAGCTCTTCAAAGTCTCCATCCGCTTGTAGAGTTGCGGAAAGGTGAGGCAAATGAATCGCTTCAGTATCAACCATCTCTTCAAAGTCTCTTTTTTCATAGTTTTATTATTTATTGGTTTTTATTTTGTTGTCCTTCTTACTCGGACGATATTGGCATTTATCCTTCCTCATAAAGTCCAGGCGACCTTCAATCACCATGCGTTGGATGTGGTTGCGTGGATATGCCCAGCTTGTAGAGTGACGGGTTCCGTCGGTTTCAACAATGCTTGCACGTTTCCTGCCAAGGCAGTCGCCATTTTCTTTGAGCCACGACATTGTGAACATCTGGAACTGCTCGCATAGCTGCTTTGCAGTCAGCCATCGCTCCTCATATTCCGACATAGCTCGGCTCATTGCCTCACTCACCGTGTCAATAATCTCGCGTCTCGTCCTTTCGTCCATTGTTAAAAGTTTATAAATCTTTATTCATTTTTATACGGTTTCGGGGAAATAGCCTTAACTTTGCTTTCCCTAACACGCAAATCGGCACTCTGTGTCGTAAGGCTATTTTTGTACCCGATTCCGTATTTTTGGTTTTCGAGTGCAAATATAGGATAATTCAGAATAAAATGGAATAATTTGGCGTAATTATTAACATATTTTAAGATAATAGGGGCTAATTATGGCTAATTTGGAAGAAAAAATCGAAAGAAATCGTCGTTTTATTGATGCAGTGGATTATCTCATCGAGACGCACGTCTTTGAGAGCCAAAAAGAGCTGTCCGAATATACGGGCATTATGGAGGCAACAATCTCAAATGTAAGACAAAACAGGAAGGGCGTATCAGACAAGACAATACGCAAACTTATCGAAAAATTCCCAAACGTTTTCGATATTAACTATTTCAAGATGAAGCCAGTCAGCATGATTCTTGAAAAAAAACAAACGAAAAAGTCAATCAGTCAAGAACAAGCAGATGCAATGCTCTTCAGGCAGACAGAACAAGAGAAAGAAATGGAGGAGCTTCGTCGGATGCTCAAAGCAACGCTTGAAAAGGTTGATTTGCTTACAGAAAAGCTCGACCAAGCCATTCGCCATCAGAAAGGAAGCGAGTACATTTTGTCACCTTCAAAAACCCTTGCAACCGCCGAAAATACCGACTCAGTTTTACCATCCAACACCTAACCTCGTAACAAATAAGCTATTATCAAACCCCATCCGGATCACTTTGTGGGTGTATGCAAATCGCTGAAAATAAGCGGAAAATACTGAAAAACAAGCACTTAGCGGTAAAACGGAAAAGGTTGAAAATAGCAGAAAAACGTAGAAAATCGCAAAAATGTTTTACCATTGTTTTACCACTCAAAAATGGGTGGTAAAACACAAAACGAAAAAACTATGATTACAGCTGCTATTGTTTATGACTTTCGGAAAAGAACTCCGAAAGACAAAGAAGGGCCACTTGAGGCTCGAGTGACTATTAACCGCCGTTCATATTATATACCTACGGGCGTGCGCGTATATGCTCATCAGTGGGCATTCGACAAAGTTGTGAACCACATCCATGCTGATGCGCTGAACAAGCGGCTCAGCATAATTGTTGACAAACTGATGGCTGCAGTCAATGAATCGCTCGAGAGCGGGCACGACATTGACATTGCACAAATAAAAAAGAATATATGGTCAACTGTTCAGTCGCAGACGGTGCTTGACTGGATGGATGGTGAGCTTCTGAAGCTCGGCGTTGGTATTGGCACCTATAAGCATTATAAGTCAGTCCTGAAGCGTTTGCGTGAGTATGGCGAGATTCAGTCCTGGGGCGATGTCACCGTCAACAATATATACAAGTTGGATGCGTGGCTCCGTCGCCTTCCTGGGCGTTGTTCTCGAATATCGGGTGGCGGTGTATATAATTATCACAAGTGCATCCGTGCGCTTCTGAGTCGTGCCGAGCGCGAGGAGTTGATTCCGTTCAACCCATACAGCCGTATGCGTGGCGTGTTCTCAAAAGGCGACCGTGAGAATACGGAATACTTGACGGAGGACGAAATGCAACTCATAATGAACTTTGCGCCAGCTCCTGGCTCATTTATGGAGAAAGCACGCGACCTTTTCATCTTCCAAATGTTCACTGGCTTGGCGTATGCTGATATGCAGGCATTCGACATAAGCGCATACAAGAAGATCGATGGCAAGTGGCGCATCATTGGTTCGCGCATAAAGACGGGGCAGCCTTTTGTGAATCAGTTGCTACCTCCAGCCGTCGAAGTTCTGGAGCGTTACGACATGAAGGTGCCGAAGATGACCAACCAAGTCTATAACAGAGAGCTGAAGCTCGTCGGCAAGGCTGCCGGCATTACGTTCCCGTTGCACTCACATCTTGCCCGCCATACTTTCGCTACCTATATGCTTCGCAACGGTGTAAAGATTGAAAACCTTGCCAAAATGCTCGGTCATACAAATATAAAGCAAACGCAACGCTATGCGAAGGTTCTGGCTGAGAGCGTGCATGAAGACTTCGACATGATTGAAAAAAAACTAAAAGTACCTAAAGAAAAAACTAAAAGTACCTAAAGAAAAAACTAAAAGTACCTAAAGAAAAAACTAAAAGTACCTAAAGAAAAAAAATAAATATATGAGACGACTGGTGTATTTCTTCGCCGCTATGGTGATGGTGATGTCTTGCAGCAAACAGCCTGAGCAAGTCGAGGAAAAGTGCGACGAGCCTGAAGAGTGTGGCGTGTATGACCTCAACAAGATGCAAGACGAAGGCAAGTGGAAAGGTCCACAATAAAAAAGAGCGGCACTATTTGTCGCTCTTTTCGTTTTCGATGTTTGCGTTCCATTCCATCATTTGCCGGCGCAGGTCTTCCGCTGTCTGTTGGCTGATTGGTGCCGATGGCTCCTTGTCCTTTTCCCAGCGAAATGGAAGCCACTCTGTGACTGTCTTTGCAGTTTGTCCTTTCGGGGCACCCATGCAATAATGCACGCAATATGCAATCAGTCGCGCTTGTTCCCAGCTTTGATGATAGCGTGCATAGTAGCCTCGCTCAATGCACAGAATGTCGCAATAACTGAGTTCGTAGAGGTATTCCTTTCTGTCATAGCCTATTTCGCCCACGAGCTTCGAGTAGCGGTCGTGAGCGGTCAGGCGTTTTTTGGGGCATCCTCTTCTTCAACTTCTGCTTGTTCCTTCTTCAGCTCTTCTGCCACTACCGCAGGAATGTCGTACCATGCAAGTCGCAGTTCGATGGTTGTCTTGAAGAGTTCGACAATTTCAGCAGGCTTAGCTTCGTAGAGCAAGTCTTCAGTCTTGACGGGTGCCTCTTCTCCTGTTCGCATGTAGGAAGCGAGTATGGCAGAAACAGCAAGGCGAATCAAGTCTTCTTGAGATTGAAAGTCAATGTCGCCGATGCTCTTGCCTGCCAGCTGCTCGAAGCCCGTCTCGGTTGCGGCACAATAGCGCAAGCGCACTTCTTTGCCGCAAAGTTGGATTGTTTTCTCGTTGGTCATAGTTCTGAGAGTTTAGATTGATTCAAGTTCGCCAAGGTAGGTCGCACCAATTATTGCCGTTGCTGGCAGGAATTGGTAGTCGTATGTTCCGTCAGTTTGCACATCTGGCATGTTATACCCCATATTTGCCACCCAGCTCTTCAAGCTGTCATAATCGTTTGCGGCTGTATATGAACTGCCAAGGTCGGTGATGCCCGTCACATGTCCACTTTCTGCCGATGGCGTGGTGCAGATGCCGTCGTGCGCAATCAAGAACAGCGTAGTGCCGTAGGTTTCATGTTCGGCTACTGCAACTGTGTAACTTGGTCCCGTAGTGGCGACTTTTGCGATGCCGACGTACGATCCGTAGTTCTTTGAGTTCACCCAGTCTTTGATTGATGGCGGAGCTTGGAACAAGTCGCCTACACCTTGGAATTGCGCATTTGCAACCGACGCTTGGCGGTTCTGTGCCTGGATGCTCAAATCGTTGAGCACGGCATATCCTGCAAGATTGATTTGCGAGTCAATACCGCCTCGGTTCTGACCACCTGTCGCATCCGATGTGCGCGAGAACAACAGAACGTAAGTCTTGCCGACTTCGAGTTCTTCGGTTTTCTTGGCATTTGTTTCGGTGTCGTCTGTAACAAGCGACTCAACCGATACATCCCAGTTTATGCCGACGGGTTCTTGCTTGGCAAAATCGCCCTCGCTGTCCTTTGTTGAAACGTCCTCAACGTCAAGCGCAAGATGCAGCGTGCATGAACGGCTCGCGGCAATGCAAGTTGGCGTTTGCACGTTCTGGTATGAGCTTGCTGGGTCACCTACCATTACGCGAAGGTTCTGTCCTTTTATTACACCCATATTTTTCCTCCTTTATTAAATAAGCCCCGCCCCGAAGGAGCAGGGCTTAATGGTTATACATGGCCACTAAATCAGCTAAGAGGTCCGGCTCCCGTGAATTGGCAGCTGATAGTGCTATTAGCTCGATTTTGGGCGGTCAAGGAAAAGTCAGACAGATAGGCTTCGCCGCTGCGCTTGATAGCGGAGTTCTGAGCAGTTCGGTTGTTGGTTCCGGCAGTTTGGTCGAACTCGAGCGTCACCTTTGTCTTGTTGAGAATTAGAGACATGAGGTCTTGTGGCAGTTCTCCGTTGGAACCGTTATCCACAAGCGTCACGAGGGAATCGGTTGAAGCGTCCCAGGAAAGCCCAACAACTTCCTGAACGTCCCAATCGGCATCGTCTTTAGTGCTCGCGCTTTCAAGAGCAGCCGATACGTGCAGCGTGCAGTTGGTCGCCATAGCTATGCACTTTGATGTACCCGAGCCGACTTTTACAAAGACACGAAGGTTCTGGCCTTTAATTACACCCATAGTTTATTCCTCCTGATTTTGAGTTTTGATTTTGATTTTTGCGTAGTGAGAGTCATCCGCAGTCTTGGCAGCGAGGCAGACGTAAGCCTGTCC